AACCAATACCAGTAATTCCTCCAGTGGATCCAATCGCTAAAGGATTAGTTGATATTCCTAATAAATCTTTGTTCTCCCTAATCGCAAATACTGGAGAATTATTTGTCAATCTAAAATTGGGTACGGAATCAATTCCATTAGAAACTAAAAGTGAAGTTCCTTCGTCACTAGAATAGATAAGTTTATCTCCAGTCTCAAATCCATGATCTTGTAAAAATATATTTTGAGTTGGTATAAATTTATCTGTTCTTCCACCACCAACAACACGATATGTAAAAGTAACAGTTGATCCAATTCCAACTCCGCTCGCTGTTCCTATGGCAACACTTTCAGAGGGATTAAAATAATAAGGAACATTTACTCTAGTTTGAATATCAGTATTAATACCTATTTTAAATTTAATCGCACGATTTAAAGCTGTGATAAGTGACGCGCTGGAGTGAGCAGTTCCAAGAACTCCATCTTGTTCTCTCTTAACTCTTATTTTATTATTTACGTTATCAACATTAAGAACAGTCATTCTTTCTGTATTGATACCTATAATATCATTTGGTGCAATAGCATCTGGAGTTAAATTACCTGTAACAGGTAGACTTGTAACTATTCCAGTTACAGATGTTGTTCCAATTCCTGTATTTAAAAGTAAGAAAGATGTGCTGAAACCAATTCGATGTCTTCCATCTAATTGTCTTAAAGAGTCTGTTGAGAGACCAGAGACTGTTATTACATCACCAACAACTAAACCATGTGGTTGTGATGACAATCCAATCACATTTCCATTTGAGTTATTGTATGTAAATACTACATCTTCAATTTTAACAACTGTAGATGCAACTGATACGATTTCTTTTCCTCCAACAAAAGATATCTCACCAGCAAAACCATTTCCTCTATCTAAGTTTTTGACTCTTAATTTTTCTCTTACCTGATATCCAGATCCAGCACTTAGTATTTCATACTTATTAATTCTGCCAGGAGAAGCATAATTAATTTCTATTTCTTGATTTACTTTTTTACGGCTATCATGTATTCCTTCATAATCAACACCAGAACTATCAAGTTTATATGGATTTGTATTTCTTCTTAAATTTAAAGTGTTTAAATCAATATCTTGGTTGTTAGTTTCAGTAAAGTTCCAAGGATCAGGTTTTGCAACATAATTATCACCAATTAAATATGGAAATACTGGAGAACGGAAGTTTTTAAATGTTCCACTTGTTTCATTTTCATTTGGATTAACTGTTGCAAAGTAAGCAAATGTTCCATTTGGATAATCTGGAGTAACACAATATCTTCCATTGTTTTCATCTAAATCACCATTTCCAAGATACTCATAATCTTCAATAAAGAATCCAAGTGGGAAAGTTGATATTGGAGGGCCATTCTCTCTTGTAGTCTTAAGAGAATATCCAGATCTCATAATTCTTACCTCACCACCATCTCTACGATCATATCCATATGGGCCATAAATTGGATTACCGTCATATGCCCAACCAATAATAGGTGAGTGATTTAAAGATGGTTGTTCTGCGTTGTTTAAAAGATTTAAATCGTTTGATGTGTAATCAACAGTTCCATCACTATTTTTTTGTTTTAGTATTTTTCTAAGACCTCTTGGTGCATAGAATGATGTAAATTTAATACCTTCATCATTATCACCTCTTGATAAAAATCCATCATCATTATAAAATATATCTTCGTATCTTTTAACGTTATTAACTGCCCAAGATTTAATTTTTGTCAAAAATACAGCACCAACGCCAGGAATGGTTTCTTCAACAGCAACAGTTGCAGTTGAGTATCCAACGCCACCATTATCAACTGTAACTGAATCAACACGACCATTACTTATTGAAGAGATAATTTTTGCACCAACTCCATCACCTAATATTTTTAAATCAGGAGTTGATGTATATTCATCACCAGAACGAGTTACAATTACTGATCGTATTTTTCCATCTGTCACTATTGCTTTGTATTCTGAAGATGATCCAGATGAAACTCTAACTTGAGGAGGAATACTAAAATTAAATGTAGAATCATTTCCATATCCAAGGCCAGAATTCTCTACATTAACAGAAGTAATCGAACCTCTTACGATTGGATTTATAGTTGCATGATAATTTTCAGGTTCTGATGTGTTTATTCCAATTGTTCCTTTAATATTAACAATTATTGGGGGATAATTAAATACATGTTCTCCAGATCCAATAGATGTCATTCCAACAAATTGTTTTGTTGTATAATTTAAATCTGATAAAGTTGTTCCGATACCAGCAGATGCAAGTCTAAAACGATCATCATTTACCTTTAAGATATAGTAATCTTGATCAGTATCTAAACCACCAATTTTAACTCCATTGTTTGAATAACGAACAATCTCTCCATCTTTAAATCCATGATTTTTATATTCAATAAAATCAGAATATGTGTTAATACCAGCGGAGGAAATGAGTCTTCTTTTGTTTTCATACCCCTCACCAGAATTTTCAATTATAACTTGACCTAAAACTAGTTTTTTTCTTAAACTTTGAAATCTTTGTGATCCATCAGCAAAGCCAGTAAGATTAATTAAGTTAGATTTTGTTATTGCATCATTTTCATTATTTGCAAGTTTAATCGTTGTTTGATTAACTTTTGACACAAAATAAATTGATTCATTAACAAGTCTCTGATCTGGTGTCTCTTGAATTTGATCTGTTGTAATACCAGCACTTGCAATACCAATTGCACCAGTATTGAATGTTTTATAGATTACTGCTTCTCCATCACGAAACTTATGAAATGTTCCAAATCCAATTGTATTATTAGCGATATTAATTGCGTTGCTTGTGGATGATGCATCAAAATCAACAAAATGTTCGATTTCTTTTAATCTTGTTCTTGCGATTGCATTTTTACCATTACCACCACTAATTTCAACCACAGGTGGTGATACATAATCAAAGCCAGGATCTATAATATCAATTCTTTCAAATTTTCCTTTTACATTTGCTGTCGCACTAACACCAACACCAGTCAAACTTTCAATATTTACCTTTGGAGGTGTAATTACATCATATTGAGATCCACCTTCTAAAACATCAATCGTTTTAATACCACCAAAAAATATAACATCACCTGACTTATAGTTTAGTATCTCTGTACCATTTACTAACATGCCAGTGGTGCCTGGCGCTGTCTCATACTGTGCCCCATCAAATACTGGGTTGAGTGAAAATCTCTTTAATAATTTCTGATGTTCAAGTTTTTTGTTTACAAGATCAGGGACAGATATTTTGAATGTTCCTCTTCCAGTTGCATCCACAAAATCTCCATTTACAAGATCTGGTAAGGAATTTGCAAGACGAATATTGTTTGAACTTACACGACTTACGTAATAATTTTTCCCATCAATTAGCTGACCTAAGAAACCATCAATAACATTGTATGTTACAACTTCTCCAGAATAAAATCCATGATCCGCTGCACCCTCTGTCACCTGTATTAATTGTATGAGATCGCCTCCAGTGGCGCCAGTCCACGTTATAGAACGATCTGGTGCAACTATAGGTTCATTACCTAAACTTGGTAAAGATGGTGAAGTAACGTAAACATGAGGGTGTGGTGGTAGTGCCAAGGCATTATCACTATCATGATCATATGCATTCTGAACATCAGTTACATATTTGTTAATATTACTATGAAGAGAACTATTACCTTTCTTTAATCTTCTTCTTATAAATGCAATATTAAATTCACCGATGCCAGGTAAATCACCTAAAATAAACGTTGAACCACTAACAACGCTTAAAACACGACCAACTCCTAATAAATCATTATTAACATCTAAAACTTCAACCGCATCTTCTTCTAAAAATCCATGATCAGAAAATGTTGTGATGTTAAAACTACTACTCGATTGTCTCGTAATTGTTTTCAAATTAAATTTGACACATGTGTTGTAAACATAAGATCCAAAATTAGCATCCTCAGAACTTTTATTAACACCGAATGATCCAACTCTAATCTTATCTCCTTTATTAAGATAAAATGTATTATCAGGAATTGGAAAATCTTTTAAGACACCTGTAATTAATACTTCTATTTTATTCGTATTACTTGCAAAAGAATATCCATATGCAACGTTATTATATCTTACATCATCACCAACACTTAATCGATCAGTAGCTGTCGGCAATCCAACAAATTGATTTGTTGTTTTACTCGTATAAGTTACAACTCCAGAGATACTCGCTGTTGGTAGTGACAAAGATCCACTTGTAGGAAACCCAACTGTTGTATCGACTGTAATTATAGTCGCACCAATTGATACAGGATCTGTGACACGAGTTCTGCCAGGAACTACAAAATTACCATTAATTGAATCTTGTGATACACTAATCTGATAATAGTGTTCTCCTTCATACAAAAAGTCTTTTACATCTGATATCGCACCAGAAGCACCTCGAATATTTTTATCATCCTCATCAGAATCCTGAAAAAGTGTTGACCCCTTTAAGTTACGAGGATCTCCAGTAATTGATTTGACAACAAAATCCTGTGCAAAACCGTAATCAGCATCTGATGGTTTGATTAAAAAATCAGATGGTTTGATAATATTAACCTCTTTTCCATATAAAGCTCTGAATAAAATTTTATATGATTCTTCTGTACCCTTTGTGCGATAAAAATCTTTTATTTGTCGAATAAACTTAACTTGATCGATATCACCACTTAATTTGCGATTCTCGAAACCACTCGCAAAAGTTGTTTTTAATTTATTAAAAAATTCGCGAATAAAAAGATTTGATAAATTATGAACTTTTGATCCGCCAGTATGAGATGTACCTACAGTTGTATTAAATGATAAAAGATCAGGTCTAGTAGGTTGATCCATATTATCAACACCACTAAAACCACGAATACATCCAGTGAATGATGTTGTTCCAATACCAGTGTATGTAATTATTTCATCATCAATTTTAATTAATCCATACTTACTTGGATATCCTTTTGTTGAGTCTACAAAAATTGTAGATGAGTAAGACTCAGTATTTGTAGATAATCCAGTATATTCTGTGAGTGCAGCGCCAACGTAAGTTTGTAATTTAGTATATCTGTCAAGATTCTCAGCAATATTAATTGATCCACCGTGATATTCTTGGGAGATATAATATTGTTTCATGAAATCCACAAAAAGTGGATTTTCAGTTTGTACAAACTCAGGTAACTGATTTTCAATTACCTGATTGATTTCGACTCTTTGTATTGATGTGTCTATCATTAATATCCGCCGCTATAGCTAGATCCACCGCCTGATGAGGATGTGGAAGATGTATTAGTTGATGGGGTTGATGTGGTGGTTGCAGTTCCGTAAGTTCCACCAGTTGTAGTTCTAGTTGCAGTCGAAGAAGCCGTTGATGGAAGAATCGCAGCTGCCGTTGAAACTGGGGAATTTGACTTTCTTGTGAAAGTTGGAGTGTAGTAACTGTGAGTATGAACAAATCTAGATCCAGACGTATTTTCACCTGATGCGATTAAATCTTGAACCATATTAATTGTAGTATTTGTCATATCAAACTTGACATATAGATCACGAAGACCAACAATATCATTTGAGTGAGGAATTGCTTGGATTTCAATTACACCGTTTGCAACTACTGTTGAAAGTATATTTACAGTATCTATAAGAACTTCACCAGTCATATAATCCACAGTTCCAGCATTTTTCTTTACAATACTAGGAGTTCCACCTTCAATGTATGTAAAGAAGAATATTCGACCCTTTTCACGATTAATTACCTCATCAGCAAGGTAAACAGTTCCTATCACACCCTCTATTGTAAATCCTGTTGAAACCACGTTGTATGCACTTTCTTGAGTATGGAACATATTACCATAACAAACTTCATATTGTGCAAATTGACCTAAAACTGCCTTTAGATTACGTCGAATCGTTACTAAAGTGATATTTGATGTAATTGATGAGTCAACACTATCAATTAAAGATACGGCCTTACTATACTTAAATCTACCACCAAACTTATTCACATCAATTGATTGTGAGTATTGAGTTAAAGCGTTTGATACGCTAGTTTTGAGAGTTTCTGAACTATCACTTAAACTTGGGTTATAATATGGTGTTGTATTGAGTTCAACATACAAATATTTCAAATCAATAAATTCTGGCACAATACCAGCAACTGCATAACTTTTTAATTTTTGAACCAACTCTCTTTTAGTTTCATCTGACAAAAAATCACCATTTCGAGGTTTTACCGAAATAAAAACTTTACCAAAACGAGGTGGACTCATCTCTTCACCACCAAAAGCGGTTACTGATTCCACATTTGGGTAAATATACCCTAAAACCGACTCATAATCAGATGCCGTAACTGCACGATACTGAGAGGAGTAAATTCTAGGTGCATAATACTTAATTGATGTGATTGATTCGATTTCATCACCATCTCTTGATTTTTCAAGAGTCTCAATTAGAGAGACATCCGCTGCATCAATAGATCCACCGTCCTGATTTGTAATATTTCCAACAAAACTAAATTCTGAAGCGTCATTTCCCTCTCGACCTGAACTTGTGATGTAACTTACAATAATAAAATTATCATTTGATAATTTTTTACCAATTACATTGTCGCCAAAGATTAATTCATACCTTTCATCTTCAATTTCTTGCAATAAGTAAGAATTTGATGTTGAAGTGATTCCAATAATATTATCAATTTGTTTATATGTTACACTTGTGGTTGAACTTTCTGATGGACGAACTTGTACCTTAATTGTTGATGTATCAATAAATGAATTATCAAGAATATATCTTTGATTGAATAAAGAGGAGTTTTCGGTAAAGGATTGTGCTATATAAGTTCCCTCGTAAATCTCAATATTGTTAAATTCAGCAAAACCATTCGTAACAGGAACTGTAATTGACTCTGGAATTGAAAAAATAAAGTTTGAGTTTTCTCCGACACCATTACAAACTATACCAGCGTTTAATGTTAATGTTGAAGTCGCTGTTAATCCACTTACGTTAAATGACACTCTCGCTCTTGCTGATCTTCTTGATCTAGGTACGTATCCAATGTTTCTAGCAAGCGAAACAACGTTTTCTCGAAGTGTAGCGGAGTCGAGAAAACACTCATTCGCTGCCATATTTGTATTATATGCAGTGATATATGTATTATATGCTAATGCGTCAATAATTATTGAGAGGTTTGATCCTTCAAAGTCATAATCAGTAAAATTAGTGTTAGCCCTCAGATAATCTCTGATAGACTGTTGTATATCAGCAAAATCTAAGTTAACATATTGTCCGAAAGCCATTATACTCTAGCTGGAAGAAGAAGAACGTCTACTGTTTGTGATGGACTTGCCATTCCTGTAATATCATATTGAATTGTTGCGTTTAATTCATGACTATCAGGATAATTTGAGACAGTCACTTGGATATTACTAATTCTTGGTTCATAGTTTAACAAAGTTGACTGAATTTCATCGGATATTCTAATATGATCCAATGAGTTAGATAATTCAAACAAAGAGTTGTTTATACTAGTTCCAAATAAAGGCATATAGGGTTTTTCACCAAGAATTGTAAAAATTATGTTCTTTACAGATTTCTTGATTGCATCTTCATTCTTTATCGCCACCAAATCATTCGTCACAGGATGACGTTTGAAGGATAAATTTATATCTTTGAATGCCCTAGAAGCCACTACTTACACAAAAAGTTTCCTGTTTTATTTATACCTATTTTTTACCGTTTTATCTCACGAATTTGATAATCAATCGAATATAGGTTATCAATAATGTATTTAGCAGCTATTTTTGGATTTTTTTCGCCACAGGTATAAAA